CCGGTCCCGAAGGCCCGGACCGGCTCTCCCTCCACCAGATACTCGTTCACCGACTTGGTTCGGCGGCGGCGGATGCGGCGGCCATCCTCCAGGAACACAGAGACCATCGTCTCATCGGTCCCATGCCGGCGGAAGGAATCCCCGGCCGGCCGGTTGCAGAGCAGCCATCGGAGAGCCCGAAGAATCGCGGTTTTCCCGGATCGGGAGGACCCGACCAGGACGTTGATCCCAGGAGCCAGGAGGAGCTCCGTGTCCTCGTGGCTCTGGAAGTTCGTAATCAGGATCCGGCTGATCATCTCGCCTCCTCCTGATACTCGATCGGACCGAGGCAGTACCGGATGTCCCGATCCCGGCGCAGCTTCGCCTTCTCGATCTCGATCAGCTGGACCCACCTGGCGTCGTTCTTCCTCATGTAGGAGACGTGGTCATCAGCCAGGACCTCCATCATCCCCACCATCCCGGTCATGTGATCAGCGATCTGGTTCTGGCCCATGATCAACAGCCGCAGCACGGCCTCATGCTCTCCCACCATCTCCCGGTGAGCAGCAATCCTCGCCTGGAGTTCCAGGACCTGGAGTTCCAGGTCGACGATCCTCTCCCTGGTCCCGAAGTCATCGATCGCGTCCCGGGCCTGATTCCACATCAGTCCTACCAGAGCCACACTCACTACAATCACCCATGCTGCCTTCATCTCTCATCCCTCCTCACAAGAGCCCGCAATGGAAACGGCGGCAGTACTCGGCGATGAGCAGGCCATCAGCATCACCGTGTCTCTTTATGTCCTCCGCCAGAGACGGGAACATCCTGGAGCCAATTTCCCGGCTCGCCCTCTTCAGCTCCGGCGATCCGGAGACCCCATCCGGAAGCAGGACGCGCTGCCACTTCTTCGAGTCGAGGAACTCCCTGGAAACCCCCAGCTCCTCCAGCAAAATCAGGGTCGCCTCCAGGGCCCGGAGGGCGGAGGCCGTCGCCCGGAACCTATGGGGGTTGACCATCGGGCGTTCGATCATCGCCACGCGGCGGGCGCCTCCCCAGGGATCGAGGAACTCCCGGAGCTGGGGGACGTCGATCCTGGAGACCCGCTGCTTCTTCTTGACGTAGTCCTGCTCAGATCTGGTGTAGTGCCCTGCCAGGAGTAGACCCACGCGATTCCCCATCATCACCCCGATGCTCCCTGAGACCCCGTTGTCGATCCCAATGTACACGATGTGGTCATCCGGGTCCTCCGGCTCCATCGGCCGGACGTCAAGCTGCAGTCGGGTTCTCTTCATCGATATCTCCTCTTCCGCGTCTTCTGTTCCTTCTTGGCGTCTTCCAGCATCTTCAGCCGGAGACCCACCTGCCGGTCCACCTCGGCGCGGCAGGTCTCAGTCAGCCCGGCCAGCCGCTGGGCCGCCTCCGATCCTTCCACCTCTTCCTCCAGGGCACACTCGACCTCGAACGGTTCGTACTCAGTCTCCTGGATGCCCTTCCTGACCCTGGCCTTCGCTAGCATGCTATCTGCCCTCCACAATCAGCCGCCACTCGGCGGAGTCATCCGGATCGATAGGCCCGAACTGATCCTGAACGTCCTCCCATCCATCCAGGTCGAAGTCATCCAGATCGAAGGCCTGGGAGAACTCCGGGCAGTCCCGGTGCGGTAGCTTGATCAGGCTCAGGTTCCGGATGATCAGATCCATGTTCCTGACGATCGCCTCATACCTGGCCCCCCTCTTCAGATCCCCGGATACGTAGCGGGCGGCAGTCTTCAGTCCCACCCCAGGGACGCCGGGGATCGTATCGGAAGAGTCCCCCGCAATCGCCTTAACCACGTGCCAGTCCCCAGGATCGACCCCGAACTCATTCTTCAGCCATCGGGCTGTCCTCCGGACCGGCCGGACCCCGGACTCATAGGTGGAGCATCTTGGGCCCAGGAGTTGCCAGAGATCGCTGTCCCCGGAGACGATCCAGACGGAGCAGGGGTGCTCCTCTTGACAGATCGCCGCAACCACATCGTCAGCCTCCATCCCATCGAAGGAGAAGGAGTTCATCCACCCGAGAGCCGGAATCACGTACTCCCGGAGAGCGTCCCTTGCCTCCCGGATCACCTCCAGCTCGGACCTCTTCAGGGGATCGTCCTCCCGCGGACGGATCTTGTAGCCGGGGAACTCCTGGCGCCGGACGTTCGACCCAGGCCCATCCCAGGCCCAAACCCAGCGGCAAGGCCGAAGTTCCTGCCAGATGGACCGAGCCATCCCCAGGAAGGTGGCGATCTCCCCGCCAGCATGGCCCCGCGTCCTCTTGTGAGAGGCGAAGCCGGCCCGATAGGAGAGCCAGTCCCCATCCACTACCACCAGATCATGCATACCGGCCGTGCCTTCCCATCGACAGGGAGTTGTTGATCTTGTCCCAGGCGGCGCCTGCCATCTCGGCCAGCTCGGCCTGCTTCTCCTGGCGTTCAATCTTCAGGATGATCGTCTCCCTGGACCCGGACATGCCCAGTCCCCTGGCCTGGATCGTCTTCGCGTTCCCTCTCCCGGCCGAGGGCCAGGCCCCGATCTTCACCATCCAGTCGACGAGGCTGCCGATGTCGTCCACCCCATACTCCGGGTAAAGCAGGAGATCCGCCTCCCGCTCCCGACCGGTGATCCGGCTCTTCGTTGACTTGATCCGGATCGATCGGCCCACCGTGTAGTCCACCCCTCCGCGGTTCTTCTTGATCTTCCCCTGGTAGGCAATCCAGATCACATGCGAGGAATAGAACTCGAGAGCCCTGCCCCCGGCCCGGACCCTCTCCTTGAACCTGCTGTTGATCGCCTCCCGGGTCTGGGAGATCACCACCAGGAGGGAGGAGGTCCTCTCGATCTTCCCACTGATCCGGCGCAAGGCGGAACTCATCTTCCTGGCCCGATCGGCCAGGCTCTGCTTCTTCTCGCCGTCACGCATCGGCTTGCCGGTCTTGCCCAGCTTGGCGGCGATCTTCTGATCCTCCGAGCTGAGCAGGCCGTCCAGGGAGTCGATGATGTAGATGAACGGGTGGCCGGCGTCGATCAGGTGGAGCACTTTGGCCTCCCATTCGTCCAGTCCCTCGCTCCTGCCCTTCGGCTTCGGCCAGGCCGGCTTGATCGCCCCGACCGTCTTCTTCCCGAACAGCCGCTCCACATTGAATGTTCCCCCGACGATGCTGGCGGCCTCCACATCATCATAGTAGATCCGATGCCTGGAGGTGATCGGGGACCGGCAGGCCTCGGCGCAGAGGGTCAGGGCCAGCAGGCTCTTGCCGGTATGGGAGTCCCCGATGATATTCACAATACCACCCAGGCGCCATCCTCCCAGGGGATCATCAGAGACGGCCAGGTTCAGAAGGGTGGAGCCGGTCGGAACCATCCTGGTCTCCTTCTGGGCAGAACAGGATCGGACGGCTGCCTTCATCTCGGCAGCCGTCCTATTCTCTGGCGCGGACGTCTTGCGTGTTCTCTCCATCTCTTCCTCCGAAAAGAGGGGCAGGGGTCCAGGGCCTGGAGGACCGAGAGAGAGGAACAGGACACCTGTCCCCCTGCCCACATCTCTACCGCCGGCGACTCCTCCGACCGGAATAGCCGCTGCTCGATCTCCGCCCACCCCTGGTCCGTTTCGGGGTGGCTTCGTCGTCATCCTTGCCGCTGGATCTCCGGCCACGCCGGCCTCGGCCTTCGGACTTGTCCTCGTCATCCCCGGACGATCCGGAGTCGGCCTGGTCCCTGGCCTCGGCGCACTCGCGCCAGACATCGCAGCTGGAGCATTCATCCTTCTTGTCAGTGTCGACCCCGAACGCGTGGCCGTGCGGACATTCGCCGCCCCCGGCCTCGGAGCCGGCCTCCGGTTCCTGGATCTCGACCTCCCCGGCTCCCAGGCAGATCGGGCAAGTCTTGCCTCTGGAGTTCTTCCGGGAGCCCTCGCAGGCAGTGCAGATCTGGAACCCATCGGATGGTTCAGTCACCGGCTCGTCGTCGTCTTCGTCTTCGGATTCCCTTTTCCGCCGGCGGTCGCTCCGACTCGAGGAGCCAGAGTCACTCGACCGGCTTCTCCTGGACCCGCCTCCGGATCTCCGACTCCGGGTCTCGGGCTCGTCATTCTCACTGGACCGCCGACGATTCCGGGTCGGTTCCGAGTCGGCGCCACCGGATTGCTCCTCTCCTCCCTCCGGGAGATCCTCCTCCTCCACGTCGAGGTAGAGGGCCTGGAGCGAGCGATACGTCAGGGGCGCCAGCATCTCGTCCAGGCAGGGGGCGTCCTCTATGACGTCATCGGAGATCGCGTCCCTCTTTTCAAAGCCGATATCGTCCACCTCCAGGAAGGTTCCACCCCTGGGCATGGAGCTCTCCACGAAGTAGGCCACGACCGTGAACCCGGACTCGAGGGAGTAGAAGAGAACCCGATCGTCGTTGTACCGGTCCAGGACCCGATCGAGCTTCTTCCCGAAACACGCGTAGGAGATCTCCATGATCTCGAACTCGTCCTTCTCGTTGAGGTTCAGGTAGAGCTCCCGGTAGCTCGGCCGGAGGGCATCACTCAGTTTCTTGTCCACCCCGTCGGCGATCAGCCTGGACCGCTCCTCACAGATGGGGCAGGGTCTGTGGACGCTCTTCAGGCAAACAACCTTCTTATGCTCGGCCCCGATATTGGTGTGGCGCCAGAACGGGCGCCGGGGCCAGGCCCCTCCGACCGGGACGCGGTCGGGGTGGTGCTCGTCGGTATTCAGGTAGGGGACGAAGTCAAACGCATTCTCCCCCTCGGCCGGGGATTTCCAGAATACCCCGGAGGGGAGCTGGATGTAGTTGCCCGACCCTTCCTGCCTGCCAGCCAGCCGCTCCCGTGCTCTCTGGAGCAGCAGCTCGCGTGGATCAAACTTCACCGGTTTCTTCGCCATCTCTCGTGTCTCCTTCTCTCTTGTCTGATTCGCCCATCTCGATCCCCCGGATGATCGCCCTCGTGACCAGCCTGGCTGCTAGGTAGAGCCAGATCAAACCGAGGAATCCCAGAAGGACCATGCGGATCTCAGTCATCGTCCCGACCCTCGTCCTCCTGGCGCTGACGCATCCTGGCGTTCACCCGCCGGCGGGTCCGGTTCATGGGTGGGTCATCGTCAGTTTGAGAGGGCATCCTGGGTTCTACCGGCAGGGAGTAGTACCCAGCCATCCAAAGGTCCACCTCATTCTGCAGGGCCTTCCTCCGATCGACGCAGGAGATGGTCGCCCCGGAAGCGACGTCCAGGGCATACCGGGCCTCCCGGATCACGCGCCTCTGCTCTACGACCTCGGCATGGCAATCGACCACCTCCTTGACGATGTCGTTGTTCGTCTTCTCCAGGCCGAACTTGCTCGGGGTGGCCCGAACCTCCAGGGCGATCTCAGCCATAATCGCCTTCAGTCGGTCCTGCTCATCCTCGTAGTCTCGCCTGGCCTCCGCCTCCGCCTCACAGAACCGGCTCATCAGAACCGGCTGCTCCGCCCACTGCTCGTCGAGCCTGGATCGGTCAACAATCAGATCGTTCATCGATGGCTTGCCCATGTTCATCTCCTT